CCCACCCCCCAGGAGGGACCCAAGGCCCGGGGGGGGTGCCCCCCAGGCCCTCAGGGCCCTTCAGGTTGCCCCCTCGTCGACCTCGACCTGTCAGATGACGCGCGACCAATGTGACAGCCTGCAGCCGTGTGGCCGGTCTGGTTCTCCATTGGTGAGGCGCGCGCATCATCAGGCCTTCAACGCAACGCGCGCCATCGCGCGTTCATGCCGGTGCGGATCGGGGTAGCGGTCCTGACCAACTCGGCACGCGGATGCTTCCGCGCAATCAGCGCGGCGCCAACAGTCCACGTGTCCGTGTCCGGGATCACATAGACGTGGTCGTTGTAGATCTCGCGCAGGTTGCCGGCGATGGGCCAGCGTTCGTCAGCGAGCGGTTGGCCGTCGTTGTAGGTCACTGCATACGCGTGCTTCAGACTGCCCGCCTGCACCCGGTAGGCCTCGTCCAGCACCATCGTGGCGAGCTGCTCACCAGCAAGGAGGTATCGCTGCTCCCCGAGCGCGAAGCCTGCAGCTCGTAGCCCGCCTGCCGCGATCACCTGCTGCCAAGGCTGCCAGCCGTAGACCGGCTTGGTCGTGCCGCCGATGAACCAGCCGTATTTGGCCTGGTCGTTGGGACCGATCGTCGCGACGGGTCGACCTGGCCAGGACGCGGCGCGCAGTGTCAGCGCGTCGTCGAGCCTTTGGCGCAGGATCGGCTCGGCCTCACGGTGGCCAAGCCATGCCCACCAAGCGCCAGCCAGCGCGGTGCGGCCGATTGATCGAGCACTGGGCACGCGGTGCTCGCGCACATACACGTCGGTGCCGTCCAGCTGGATCAGGTCGTCGATGATTGACTCGACCAACGGGTCCCGCGTCAACGCCGCGGCGGCCGCTAGTTCGACGGGGGCTCGGTGCTCGTCGTCCTCGGTCGCATACGCCACAGACGTCGGTGCCGGAATCCAGGCGATGCCGTTGATTCCGGGCCAGCCAAGACGATCAGGCAGGCCCAGGTTCAAGTCCGGGCGCTGGTTCATCGTGCGCGCCTGCGGGTGCAGAATCGCCTGCATGGGCGAACCGTCGGGCTCCTTGTTCGCCGTCGGGCGGATCCCGTATGCCTCGACCTGCCAGAGCAGATCGAGAATGGGCCACGGGTCGCCCGTGCTGACGGCGTGGTGCGAGGCCCAGCCAAAGCCTTGGTTCTCGCCCGTCGATGACGCGAACCCCTGGCACTCAGGCCGCTGCTGCGCGTAGGTGCCGAAGGTGCGACCGAACCACGCCGACTTTTGCCGTGCGACAGCCTGCTGCATGTCGGCGTTCGGCGTCGGCACGACCCCGATCGGGCCCCACTTGCCGGCCCAGCCGAGGCTCAGACCGACCAGCGGTCGACCCTCGAGGCGCACGGGCTCGTTGGCCGCCATGATCGCGCCTCTCAGGATGAACCTGCTGGCTCGATGCCAACGCGTGCCGGCAGGCACGGCGGGCTGATACCAAATGGCACCTGGCGTCCAGGTCGCGAGGCCGAGGCCGTGCCGGCGCCACTCGTCGTCCACGATCCTGCCACCGTCGCACCACATGCGCAGCTCGGGCAGCACGACGGACTGGGGTTGTCCGTCGTTGCGCGTGTCGCCATAGACCGCGCTCTGCACCATCTCGATCGTGGGCTCGCCACTCGTGGCGGTCAGCCAGCAGTCGATCGTGACTCGACGCGAGGCGAAGACCGTGCGGAGGTGCACGCGCAGCACCGCGTCCGTGGCGTGCACGACGCGCATGGCCGCGGGCTCCGAGCGTTCATCGCCCAGCGTCCAATACGGCAGCAGCCGCATCGCATTGACCTCGACCACGGGGTGCCAGGTGAACCCCGGCGACTCGCGAGGCTTGTCCACCCAGAAGAGCTTGGCGACGCCCCCAGCGGGCACCGCAGCCCAGACGCGAACGCCTCCCGTGTCACGCACGTAGGGTGCGAACATCCCGTCATCCGCCTTCAGCCAGCCCGTCTGGTGCTCAGGCGCGGCTGTTAGGCCAACGAACGTCCAGCCACGCTGGGTCTCGCTCGCATAGTTGGCGATGACAATCGGGTCCTGCGCCGCGAGCGACGCAATCAACAAAAACAGCAAGCACAGCAAGTGCATCGGCACTCCTTGTTTTGAGTCACCTGGGTGCGCCAGGCGCGCGTGCATTCACCGTGCTCGGTCAGGTTGGTCTAGACGCCGCGGAGGGACGCGGCGACAAGACGTGTTGGGGAACTGGAAGCAGAGTTGGGGTGGTGCCGATCACGGCGAGCAGCTCGGCCGCGCTCCAGTCAGGGCGCCGGCCGCTGCTCGAAGTCGCGCGCACCAGCCCTGATTCGCAGAGCCACGTGGTCAGCTGCTGCACTGGCTCGCGATAGGTCCCGCGCGTCACGACCAGGTCTCCGATGCTGCGCCCGTATTTGTCCAGGTCCAGGCTGCACACGAGCCACTCGAACCCTGGCACGGCCGAGACCTGCCGGGCCCAGGCGAGCCAGGACTCGACGTGCTGACTCACGGCAAGACCAGCAGGAGCAGACGGGCCCTGGGTCTCGGGCGCGTCAATGCCCGCCAGACGCAGCCTGCGAGGCCACAGCGGTAGGCCCCACCCATAGTCGACCTGCACGTCGATCGTGTCGCCGTCGACCACCTTGGCCGCCGCAACGCGCTGCCAGAACGCGGCCTTCAACGCGCACCCCGCGTGTCGATCTGCTGGCACGCGGCGGCCAGACCCTCGTAGTCGGCCACGTAGCTTTCGAACGCCGCCGCAGCGAGTGCCATGCACTGAACCTGGACCACAACCTCGGGGGTGCGTTCGCTGTAGGTGCACCCTTCGCGGATGCTCTCGCCCACCTTTCGCCACAGAACGTAGGCCCAGCCGGCGCGGTCGAGAGCCTCCTGCTGCAGTTCGCGGAACAACTCGACGCAGGGCTTGGCGAACGACGCGTCCCCATACTCGAGCGAGCCCTTTTCCAGGCGCTCGCCCAGAGCTTCGAGGAACTTGTGTTTCCGGTGCTGGCTAGCCGTGTCTCGCAGGCGGGCCTGGAGCTCCCGGAGGAAGTTTTGGCGGTCGTGGCGTTCGATCACGTGGTGGCCTTGATTGAAGTGTCTGGGTAGATCCGGAGGCGCACGGCGCGCATCTCCATGAGCTCGACGGGCTGGATCGGTACTCGGTGCCCTGGCGGCACCCGATCGAAGTGCTTGGACGCGACCAGGAGCGCGTGGGCCGCGGTCTCCATCAGGTAGCGGCAGTCGACGAACTCGGCGTCGTCTGGCAGGTCTGCGCCGGGGTGAGGGATCGCGATGCAGTCGGCGTCCGGGCGCCGCAGCGCCAGGTTGGCGATGCAGAGCAGGTATTCGCCCGGGATCGTGATCCACTTGACACGGCGCTCCTGTGCGGGGGTCGGGAGCTTCGGGACCGTCATGACGATCTCCGGCAACGTGCACCAAGCACGCGGCGGAACGCGGCCCAGCAGCTTGGTGCTGGCGTCGGCTGATCCTCGGGCACGACCGCGTCACTGAGGACACGGGCGACGTGCAGCAGCTCTTCGATGGCATGGGCCGTCAGCAGGCTCTCGTTGTGGATCGCCTGCAGGTCGACCAATCGAGACCGGACCGCTCTCAGTTCATCACTTCGCATTGGAGATCTCCTTTGGTCGCAGCGACCACGCAACCGCCACGGCGAGCGCAGCGCGCGCGTGTGACGTGATTGAGCCCAACGGGCCGCCCGTCGCGACGATCTGGCCCTTCTTGGTCTTGGGTCGGCGGTCGCAATCGGGGCCGTGCAGCAGAACCAAGGCGGCCCAGGCGGTCGCGTCGTTCCTCACTCTGACCTCGCCGTGGGTCGCGTCGGTCAGGATGCGGCACACCTCGTGACGGGTCAGCTCGCCGTAGTCGTCGGACAGCGAGAGCTTCTCGGCGAGGCGCCCCGCGACGTATCCACAGTCGACCATCTGGGGGCGGGTTGGGCCGTAGCCCTTCGGGCGCTCCAGGATGCAAAGGCTCCAGTCAGCGAGCGGGACGTTTACGTGGTGCTCGGGGAACGTGCCGCAAGCAATGACCGCGCGCGCAGCCGTGTCATAGGCGCACCAGCCGGTGGTCGCACCTGGGTCGATGCCGAGAAGGATAGCCATCAGTTGAGCTGGTTCCCGGCTTCGCGGACCAGCTCGGGGATCTCGTCTCGGCGCACTAGCTCGCGGGCAAGCTCCGCAAACTGGATCTTGGCGAGTTGAGCCTTCCACTTTGCAGTCTCGGCCTCCCAGTGACAGACGCACTTGCACGGCTGGAACGAGCTGGGGTCAGGATCAGGAGTTGGTTGCGTCGCCATCTTCAGTCTCCGCAATAGATCATGTCGGGCGGGTAGACGAAGTCGCTCTGTGACACGGCCCGCCGCTGTGTCACGCGTTTCCTCTCGGCCTTCTGGCCCGTCTGTCGCTCCCATCGCGTCACCACGACGTCAGCGTCCAGAGGTCCAGCAATCAGCGCGCGGCAGCTGCGACCTGTCAGCTCACACGCCATCAGCAGTGATCCGTCGCCCCCAATCAGGTCGAGCACGACGGCGCTTTCGGAGGTCAGGCGCTTCACCAGCTGCTGGTAGTGCTCGACCTGCCCTTGCTCGCTGGCCTGCACCACGACGGCCTCGGCGATCGAGTCCTTGACGTAGGCGGCGCCGCCGCGGCTCCTGCGGTCCGCCACCAGGATCTCGTGACGCCCGAGCGTCCAGATGTCCCCGACCTTGGCGACCGGTTCGGCCGCTGGTTCGTCTTGCTGCTCCGCGCCTTCGCCGAACAGCTGCGCGACCGACTGGGGCTCGGTCTCGGGACGGTCTGGTTTTGCCGGCGCGCCTGCAGGCTCTCGTTCGACGCGCGGTGAATCGACCGAGACATCGGCCTGGCGCAGCAGCTCGGCGATCTCGGCTTCGCTGAACCCCATGGAGCCGCGCAGCTCGTCGAGATCGGGAGCCTCGAGGGCCTCGGCGAGGCGCTCCGGGTCCCACGCGGCGAGCTCAGCGGTCCGGTTGTCCGCGACCGCGAACGCGCGCGCCTGGGCAGGCTTCAGGTTCGTGATCGACACGGCCAGGTGGGTCCAGCCCAGCTGGGTCGCGGCGCGCAGCGTGCCGTTGCCGGCGATCACGACCATGTCCTTGGTCGCGACCACGGGCTTCTGCTGGCCGAACTCGAACAGGGCCGCGCTGATCGCCGCGATGTTGCGTTGGTCGTGCCGACGGGCGTTGCGCGAGTCGTAGCGCAGGCTCGCGATCGGCACGAGCATGGAGGTCAGGGCAGGCGTGCCCGACCACTTGCGGGGTTTACCTGCCACTGGTGGCCTCCTGTTGCTGCCGGCGACGTGCCGCGATCCTGCCGCGCAACGCCTTGGTCTCGCTGTTGTGACAGGTCCTGCACAGCACGCGCAGGTTCTCGGGCGTAGCCTCACCACCTTCTGCGAGCGGGACCCGGTGATCAGCCTCCCACCGGTCGTCGCGTCGGGAGATGTATTTCATGGCTCCGCGGTGCGCCGTTGGGTCGGCGTCCAGTGCAGCTTTCAGGCGACCCTCGATCGCGTGGGCGGACATATCCCGTCCGCAAAGCTCGCACGGCAGCGGGAGCTTCTCCTCGGGCTTGTCGCGCGACCGCTCGGCATTGGGGCCCCACTCGAGCCAGCGGCGGCCTGCACCCTGATCGCAGCGAGCGATCTGGTAGCGCATCACGCACTCGTTGCCACACCACCGAACCGCGCGCGGTGGCGCGACCGTGCCGCACCAGCAGCACAGTCGCTCGCCGTTGGGGCCCTTCTGGCCGCGGAACGGCTGCTTCACGTTTCGGCGACGGTCACCCATGGGGCACCTCGGCGCCGAGGGCCTCGAACACATGAGCCGGCGCGCGGCGGCCGGCGCGGGCGTAGTAGTCGACGATCTGCGAGCTCGTGCGCTTGTCCACGACCGCGGCGGCCGGCGCCGGGCGCTTGGGCTTGCGAGACGCGGCGAGGCGCACGTCCACGATCTGGGCAACGCGCTGCTCGTCGAGGCCGCGGGCCGCAACCTCGGCCATGACCAGGGCGCGAACTCGATCGAGGGTCAGGCCCAGCTCGAACGCGACCGCCGCGATCGAGCGACGGTCGCCGATCACTCGCGCAGCCACCACGGCCTGCAGCCGGTCTGGTTCCATGGCCTCGACCTCGACGACCGCCCGGCGTCGGGTCTCGACCTCCCACATATCGCGCCACGAGCCATCGACCAGACGCATGGTCGCGAGCTCGTGACCACCTTCGGCCCCCACATCGTTGATCGATCGGTCGAGCACGAACTGGGCGGCCTCCAGCGAGCACTCCTCGAGCAGGAGCGCGAGCATCTTGCGGCGCGCTGGTTGGCGCTCGCACAGCCCGAGCTTGCGCAGGTCCCGGTCCGTCACCACGACGCGCCTCCATTGACCTGGGCGGCCATCATGTTGGTGGCCTCGCCGGCCTCGGACAGCGCGTAGACCGTGGAGGCCGAAGGGCCGTGCTCGTCCTCGACCCCGTCCTCGACGATGAGGCCGGCGGCCGCCAGCTCGCTGATGCGCTTCCTGATCGTGCTGAACCCGTAGCGCGCGAACTCGGGCAACCTCTCGGCCTGGCGCGCGGACAGACGGTGGTGCTCCCGGTAGGCCTGGAGCACGCGGCGCTGCAGCTGGCCGAGCTTGGCCTTGATCTGCTCGGCCGCGGCCGCGCTGGTCGAGGGATCGCCGACTCTGGTCATCGGGCGATGAACAGGCTGCAGGTGCAATTCGGCGACCGTCGCGCGCAGCTCGGTGAGCAACGCGCGGTCGAGTTGCACTTCGACGTGCCGGCCCAGGGTCAGCTGGGCGCCGGTCTCGGCGATGCGCGTGGCCAGGTCGAGCAGCCGGCGCCACTTCTTGGGTGAGCGCGTCATACGGCACCTCGCTGGCGCGTGGTCCTCTTGGCGTCGCCCAGAGCCTTGATCTCACGATGCAGCCTGACTCTCTCGGTCGACGGCAACACCGTGTCCCACTTCTTCGGGTCCCACCCGGACACGCAGAGCAGCGCTCCGTCGCGGTGCAGCAGGCCGGCGGTGATCAGGTGGCGGAGCGCGACTTCCAACTCCTCGACCGTCAGGCGCGAGGCGTGCCCTGCGAGCCGCATCCACTCGGGGTCCGTGTAGATCTGCTCGAGCTTGCCGTGGCAGGCGTGCTCGGTGTTGACACCAAGCACAGCAGCGAAGGCCAGGGCCGCGTCCTTGGCGGCCTGTCGCCCATGCTCCCGCTCGATCGCCGCGAGCCTCGGGCTGCCCTGCCACTTCGTGTCCATCTTGTGCCACGTCATTGGGCACCCCCGAACAGCACGAAGAGCGCGGCCACGATGAGTTGGGCCACGGTCGCGCACAGCAGGATCAGCCCGAGGAACTGGATCGACGACCGCCAGCTGCGCGGGTTGGGCGGCGCGATCGCGTCCATGCCGTCGCACGCGCGGCACACGTTGATATGAGCAGGCAGCCGGTGGAGCGATTGGCAGCCCACACAGACCCAGCGCAGGCATTCCTCGCACTGAGTCCTGATGCCCATGGTGAACGCATCGCCACAGCGGCCGCAGACGCGAGGGAACTCGATCGGCGAGGAGCAGTTCACTTTTGGCCCCCTGAACGCTTGGCGGCAGCGAGTTCGGCTTCGGCCTTCTCGGCGCGGCCCGTCGGCCCTCGGCTGACCACTCGGTAGAGGCTGTGGCGGTTGAGCATCTTCACGACGCACCCCCGGCGGCCTTGGCCCGCTTGCCCGTGCTCTTGGCCTTGCCCGCAACCTTGACCTTCGCGACCTTCGCCGGGGCCTGGCGCTTGGTCTTGACGCGCTTCTCGAGCGCGGCCATGTCGATGCCGAGCACCCCACAGACCAACCGCCACGAGTAGCTGTAGTCGTGGTGGATGCGCGGCGCCGGGTTGCCTGACTGGTGGGCCAGCAGGTGGACCACGATCTGGCTGAGCTTCACCACGCTGAACTCGTTGATGAGGTGGTGGTGCAGCACGACGTGGTCGAGCTTGGACATCAGCAGGTCGAGGTCGACCTGCAACCGGGCCAGCACGCTCTCGCGCCCCTGCACGCTGGGCAGCAGCGTGCAGATGACCAGGGCCAGCATGTGGGCCTCGTCGAGGTGAGTGCTGACCTTCTCGTCGAGCTCGGGCAGCGCGGCCTCGACCGCCAGGGCCCGGATGCGCGCGCGCTCGAGCTCCGACGCGCGTTCCGGGTCCGCGCCGCGCTTGGCCTCCTGGGCCCCGAGCGACGGGATCTTGTCGCGCAGCGCCTTGTGCACGAGCTTGCGGTCGACGCGCTCCTGGCCCGCCGGTGCCTTGGCCGCGTGCTGCACGAGCGCGATCGGCATGTCGTTCAGGTCCTTCCCCAGGAGCTTGCGGTAGGTCCGGTTCTTCGGGTCCTGGTAGCACTTGTCGTCGAGCGCGATCGTGGTCTCGAAGGCCTTCTCGGCCTCGCGCTTCGTGTCGATCACGACCTGGCCGCTGACTGCAGCGGCCGTGCGGCGACGCGCCCACGACGCCGCGACCTTGCGCTGGAAGCACGGGCTGTCCGTGCAGTGGTCCTGGGTCGAGGGCTCGCCGAACAGCGTGGCCTGGGCTCCAGAACGCTTCGGGCACGTGCCGCACGCGCCGGCTTCCGGCACGAGCGTCGCGTCGGTCGCGTCGAACGGCGCGCCCTCAAGGCTCAGCCAGTAGCGCGTCGAGATGATCCGGCGCGCCTCCGACACGGACGCGGCCTGCTGCCAGTCCTCGGCCCCGGCGGCCAGTTCTTCGGCCGCCTCGACCTGCATGGCCGCGGGCACGCGCGTCAGCAGCTGCGCGACCGCCACCTGCAGGAACCCCTGGTCGACCAGGTCCTGGACTTCGGCCGGCAGGTCACAGAGGCGCAGGCGGCCGTAGACGTAGGTCTCCGACTTGCCAAGCCTCGCCGCCAGCGCGGCCACTTCGACGCCGTGTTGGCGCACCAGCAGGCCATAGCCGCGGGCCTCCTCCATCGGAGACAAGTCGGCGCGCTGCAGGTTCTCGACCACCTGGACCTCGAGGACCTGCTGGTCGTCGAGGCTTCTGACGTTCGCCGGGATGGCTTCGAGGCCGGCGCGTTGTGCCGCGCGGAAGCGACGAGCACCAGCGACGAGCTCGTAGAGGCCGTCAGACGTGGGCCTGACCAACACGGGCTGCAGCACGCCAAACACGCGCACGCTGTCGGTCAGCTCGGCGAGCTTGGCCTCGTCGAAGGCCTTGCGCGGGTTGGTCGTGCTCTCGCGGATCTTGGCGATCGGGATGGTCGCGACCTCGACCACCGGAGCGACCTCGAGAAACTCGATCTTGCCAGGAGGCATGTCGAAGGCGTTCAAGACGCACCCACGCAGAGTCGAGCCGCGGCCGCGATGGCCTCGGCAAGCTCGCCGGTCGCGGAGCGCGCGCACCGGACGACGTGATGGATCGAGGCCTGCAGGCGATCGTTGCGCGCCTGCAGTTCACGCACGCGCGTCTCGAGCTCCAGCATCTCGCGATGGGTCGGAGGCGGCACGCTCTGGGGCGTGGCACAGGGCCGAGGACGAGGGCTCACCGGGCACCTCCGGGCGCGAAGATCGCGCACAGCAACACGAGCCCGAGCGACAGGTGCAACAGGCCCTCGGGCGTGGCCACAGCCTTGGCCACACGCGTGGCCACAAACGTGGCCACAAAAGACGCGCCCAAACGGGTCAGGTGGGCCTTGCCGGTGTGTTTCCGGTCCGAGGCAACCTCGCGACTCAGGCTCTGGTCGCGGCGCGAGTTACGAACGTCGCGCGGGTCAGACTGGGCGAGGCGTTCTTCCCTGGCGCTTCTGCTCCACAGGTTTTTGAAACCTGTGCGTCTGCCGATTCCGCCACTCCGGCGTGAGTGCGGGTAACGAGTTACGTCGTGCATGATGGTATCGAGCGAGGGGGATGGCCACAATAGTGGCCACAAAGTAACGTTCCAAATGTGACGAAACGGGCCAAATCGCGCAGCAGTCGACGGCGTCTTCCGCCATGGGTTCAGGTCCGCGGGGCGAGCTTCCGGGGCTGGGCCATGATCGACGGGCGCCGGACCTACGGACCGGCCCGCCAAGACCCGATGGACGCGCACCGAGACGCGACCAGGATGCGGGCCGACGAGGAGGCCCGGCCGGCCGTGACGGTCACGCTGAAGGAAGCGGCCGACGCCATGCACGACGAGATCAGGCACGTTAGGCGCGCCGGCACGGTCGAGTTCTACGAGCAGAAGGCCAGGGCCGTGTTCCGCATCCTGAACCCGGACCTGCCGCTCGAACGACTCACGCCCGCCGTGCTCCAGTCCCTGATCGCGATCGCGCAGCAGGGCAAGTTCTCGGCCCGCACGATCCAGCACTACCGGCGCTGGCTGCACCGCCTGGTCACGTGGGCCATGAAGCCGCAGCGCCAGTGGTTCCGCGGCGAGAACCCGGTCCCGCTGGCCTCGTGGCCCGAGGCCCAGACCGTCCAGCCCGACGTGATGGACGCCGAGACCATGGTCAAGTGGCTCGACCAGCTGCGCGCCGTGCCCGAGGACTACGACGTGGTCCTGTTCCTGGCGTTCACCGGGCTGCGCCGGGCCGAGTTCGCGCGCCTGCAGGCCATCGACTTCGACCTGCAGCGGCGCTTGGTCTGGGTGCGAGGCAAGACCAAGGACGAGGCCTTGCCGCTGGTGGCCGACATCGCCGAGGCCGCTGGTCGACTCGTGGCGCGAGCTGAGGGCGGGCACGTCGTGCCCGGCACCGAGGAGCGCCGTCGCGTCCAGTGGATCGACCGGCTGTTCCGCCGATGGGCTACGCGGTTCGACGACGCCCGCTTCCACCCGCACGCCCTGCGCCACTCGCTCGCCACCAACCTGATCCGGGCCGGCGTGCCGGCCGGGACCGTGCAGCGCCAGCTGCGCCACTCGAGCTACACCACGACCCAACGCTACGTGCACCTCGTTGCCGAGGACCTGCACGATGCGGCCACGCACTTGCGATACGTGGTTGGTCGAGGCGAGAAGCGCGAGCATGGCTAGGCCTGCTCCTTCGGCGTGATGGCCTCACCCGCCGCGATCCACAGGCTGCGCTCGGTGTAGAACAGCCGCTTGGTCGACGAGCTCAGCAACACCTCGGTCGCGAACGTCCGGCCCTTCCACTTGATCGCACCCGGCGGCACGGTGAATCCTGACAGATCGACCTCGCCGATCGGGGTGCGAACCCGGTCCAGCAGCACGCCAATCACTTGGCACCTCGACGGCGCGGCGCGGCGCGGCGGTTCACGGCCTTGGGTGCCTCAGCCTGCACGGCCGCAGCCGTCGAGATCGACTTGGTGAACCGGCTCGCCTTCCACTGGTCAAAGTCGACTCGACGCACGAGGTAGTGCTTGGCCGTGACCTTCAGCAGCTGCGGGAACTGTCCCTTGGTGGCAAGGCGACGCAGGTGCTTGAGGGTCAGGTGTAGGTCCGCAGCTGCCGCAGCGAGCGGCATGAACTCGGACTCGACCACCGTCATGGCGATGGCTGCGTTCACGACCGAACCCCCCAGAACACCAAGGCCTCGATCCACCCGGACGCCAGCGCGAAGAAGAACAGCAGGCCAATCGGTGCACCCCACAACTCGGTGCGCGACTCACACCTATCAGCGCCAGCGTCGTTGGTCGTCATGCGGAGAAGCGAAGCACACCCGTTCGGGTGAGTCAACAGCCGACCGGCACATTCTGCACGCATCGTCACATCTCTGCCGATTCGTCTCCGTTGTGCCATAATCGCCGAGCCTCGCTATGATCTGCAGTTGCCACAAAGCTCTCAAATGGACGAGCCAGAGAACCTTTTGCAGGCCATCGGCGACCGGATCGCGGCACGTCGAAAGGCCAAGGGCTGGTCACAAGCAGACCTGGCCAAGACCCTGGGCAAGCACACGAACAGTGTGTCGCGCTGGGAGACTGGTGCCCAGGAGATGGCGGTCGGCGATGCCCTGGCACTAGCCAAGGCCCTCGACGTGTCCGTGCAGGAGCTGCTCGAACCACGTCCTGACGTCGGCATCCTGCGAAGCAGCTCGATCTACTTCTTGTCGCCGGACCGCATCGAGAAGTTGCGGTTTGCCAAAACGCGCGACGACCTGCTGGGGCTGCTGTCGTTGACCCCTGAAGTGGGCGTGGTCATCGAACCAAGCGACGTGCAGGTCACGGAACAGCAGTTCCGCGCAGCTGTGCGCGAGGCCTCCGAGATGTATCGCCAGCGTTCAGTTGGGCCAATCGCGCGCGTCCTGGCAAAGCTCAGGAGGCGCGGATCGAGTGCCCGCTGAACTCCGTTCCTAGCTGATGAAGACCGCGTGGTCTTCGCTGGAGTCCGAGATGATGCACGACGTCGCGGCTGCCGGGACCGTCACGGTCTTGCACGGCTGGGCCGCGGTCAGCTCGAATGTCTCGTCGGGCACCGATGCAGGTCCCCAGTCGAGCTTGCACTCGATGGGGCCGCTGATGTTGGCGCCGCCGAAGTCGAAACACACCTTGAGCGGTGAGCCGGGGGTCCCCTTGGTGGGATCGGTGGTGAAGAAGTCCGTCATCGAGTCCTCAGCCGTTCCAAATGCGCCCGGGCCGCGGCCCCGACTTCGTCGGAACGCTCGGCGGCCTGCTCGAGCAGGATCATGGCCTGCTCTGCGATTCTGAACAGCTGAGTTTCTGCCAGCCCACACCGGTTCGGTTGAGAGTTGGGATCGGCCAGAATGCGGCCGGCATCGCTGGTTGACAGGCCCACAGCCTGCAATCCGTTCCAGGTGGCGAACGCGGCAATGGACGCGCTGCAACACCCAAGCATCAGCAGGGGCACAATCCAGGACGCTCGGACCCTCTGGGTCAGGCGGCCGCTTGCAACCAGGTCCGAGCCGAGCCTCATCGTGTGGAGATCCTTGCACCGACGGCCCAAGATCTTGGCACCTTCCCGGCACTCCGTCAAAGCCCCTGATAGGCCAGCATCGCGCCATCGCACCCCGATTGAGGCCGCGCAACCCGCTGGTCAGGGTCTGGCTCGATCCCGTCGCTGGCCTTCCGCGCGTTCCGATTCGAGGTCTCGCGTGGTCGCCTCCTGGCCCGTTTGCGCTCCGCCGATCTCGGCGGTCCAGGATCGCGTTTGCGGCCCTGAGTCGGATTCTGGCCCAACTGCCCGTCCCTGATCCCGATCGCGCCGTGGCGGGGCAGCGGCCCTTGCCCGCGACCTTCTGGTTGTCTTGGTCTCGGGGTCAGGGTCTGGGTTCAGGGCTCTGGGAGAGGGCTTTCCACAGCTGCAGCCCTAAGGGGGAAAGGGGGTTCTTCTCTTCTCTTCCCTTCCCTGCAGAGCGTTTCATGAAACAAACGTGGAACGTTTCATGAAACACGCGGTGAAACGTTTCACCTGAAGCCGTGGCTACGGGCCTATTTGTGATCGACAGCACTCGCCCGACTCGCGCCAACCGGACGCGTCACGTGACGATTGTGAGGCAACTTCCAGGCCCGCCAAGGCGTCGCGAACGCGCGCGAGCCGCGACCAACCGGTGCCCCAAAAGCTCGGCCTCCGGCCCAGCTGCGACCCAGCCCTGATCCAGCGGCTCCCACCCCACCTGGCCCGCGATCTCGCGCAGGTCCTGCTCGGGCGTGACCGTGACCTCGCGGTAGAACCAGCTGGCCGAGGTCTTGTCGAACCGCCACGCGATCGCGCAGGTCGGGCTCTCGCGCACCAAGTCGAGGTAGAGATCGTCGCGGGCGCCGCGCAGATCAGAACCTAGCTGGACGCAATCCCTGGTGTTCACTCACCCGTTCTACCACAACGGCTGGTTCGCGTCAGAGCGCCGCGCCAATGACCGCGAGCGCGGCGCGCAATGCCAGCCCCCGGGCCTCGAACTGCAGGTCGGACATCTCCTCGCGCGCGAGCTGCGCCGCGCTGTTGCGCAACGCGATCGACGCGGTGGTCGTGTCCTCGCCGGCGGCCTCGCGCACGGCGAGCGCCGAGGCCTCGAGCAGCAGGAGTGCGACGCGCGGCTTGGTCTCGTTCTTGAACCGGCCCGACACCCGGCCGGCGTGCTCGGCCGCGAGGCGCCGGACCTCGTCGAGCACGCGCTGCGAGCCGCTCACTGGCGGCCTCCCGTGCCGAGCGGCGAGGCCAGCAGGCGTTCGTCGGCGGCAAGCGACGCGTCCCAGTCGACCAGCGACTGACGCACGACGCGTTCATCGTCCGCGGTGAACGGCAGGCCGCGGAACCAACCGTCGGCGCATCGCTGCGCGAGCTCGTGGCCCGCGCGATCGGCGCGCAACCGGATCACGTCGGGGCCCTGGCAGCTGCAGAGCAGCACGACCAGGGCGAGAAGGGGAAAGAGGCAGTGGCGCATCATCAACTCCCTGGCACGAGGCGCCGCAAGATCGCGGCCTGCTCGGCCAGCTGTTCGCGTAGCTGTTCGGTGGACTGGCGGATCTCGGCCCGCGCCTCGCGGTGTTCGACCTCGAGGCGAGCGAACGTCGTGACCGCGGCCGTGTTGGTTTCGACCGCGCGGCGCAGCAGGCCCAGCGACTCGGTGTTCTGGGCCAGCAAGGCCCGGAGCATCGGGACCGTCATGCCGGCGAAAACGGCCGCGAACACGGTCCCAACAATGCCGTACTGGATCAGGCTGGGTTCGGTGGGGATTGCGTCAATCATGTTGGCCTCATAGGCGTTGCGGGCTCTTGGTGATTCTCCAACTGAACACCGTGAGTTGCTGCGTCGCTGTGCTGGAACTGCTTTTGGCTTTCACCACGACTGTCTGCGTGCCTACGAGGTTGGTGCTGCTCGTGTGCCACAGTTGCTGGTATTGCGCGGTTGCCGAGTTGAGCGCGGCATTGGCCGCTCCAGGCGTTGCCCGCTGTGTATTAATCCAACCGCCGACCACTGACGTTGAGGAGATGGAGCACTTGGCTCGCAGCACGAAGGACGCGCGGTTCGTCGCGTTGAATGCGACCGTCGCCGTCCCCGTGTAGGTCATGGTGAAGATGCCAAACTTCACCTCGAAGTCGTATGTCCTCGTCGCGGCTGAGTCGTTTCGGATCGTGCCGGTGACCTCGACCTCGATGGTGTCCCCGACTGCCATCAGGACGTCCTTCGTGCACAGCGTCTCCAGCGCGGTGCTCATGGTGACTGCGAGCATCGGCGAGTCGCAGTAGACGACATCTCCGCTCGCCGCTGCCGTTGCCCTGCCCTTCGCGTCGAGCGTGATGGTCGGGTTCTGGTAGGTGGCGGCGGCCACGCCGGTCGTTGCCAACGTCGTGGCGACTGCGCCTGCACTGGTGGTGATGTCGCCCGTCAGGGCTGGCATACGCGCCGCCAGCAGCGTGCCAGTGGTCAGGTCGGCCGCGCTCGCGCTCGTCGCCACGGCCGCGAGGCTCAGCGCGGAGATCGCTGCCGCTGCGCTGGCCGTCGCGATCAACGTCTCGCCGAAGGACGCGACTGTGATCGTGGTCGCAGTGTCAACGCCAGTCCATTTCGTGAGCTTGTTTGCGGCTGTGACATGCGCCGCCAGCGCGGTCAGCGTCGCGTCTAAGGGCTGCTTTGCTCCGTCGAGTGCAAGGAAGACAACGAGGTCTTGCGAGTCCACGTAGTTCTTCGTCGTGAAGTCGGAGATGCCGACCGGAGTCACGCCAGCGACAGGTCCCGTGAACGCGCGCGCACCTGATGCCAGGGAGTACTGCGTGTGATCGTCGCCGACGGTCAGCCCGGTGAGCGCGCCGTGGGCCGTGACTCCCCCGCCGCCGCCCAACGTTGCGTCGACCTTGCACACGTCGGCGGCCGCGACCCGCACGGCCTGGCCGCTGTCCAGCACGATCACGACCGTGTCGCCGTCGATGCGACGCACGGGGCCCGCGACCAGATAGATCTGGCCGGCCACCACGGTCTCGCTGTTCCGGTCAGTTGCCATCAAACGATGACGAGCTGGGCCTGCAGGTTCACGAGGGTCGTGCCGGTCCCGACCTTGGTGCACGTGACCTCGAGCTCGTCATTGAGAGCGACGGTCAGGTTCTGGTTCGGGGTGAGGGCCAGGACCTTGTGCGCGACGAACTCGGCACCGCCGCCGACCCCGCCCAACGCCGTGAAGGTCCCGACGTTCGCCGAGATGCACGAGACGGGCGAGCCAGGCGCGCTGTTCGGGTACTTGGTGACCTGGAAGCGCCACTCGTTGCCGCTCGAGCTCGTGCTGGCCGTGTCGCAGCTGAGGAGCAGCTGCGAGACCGTGCCGGCCCGGCGCGCGATGCCGAGCTTCTTGGTCGTGGTCGCGCTCACGCTGGCCCCGATGTCACGCTGCAGTTCGAACTCGCCGGGCCAGATCGTGACCCAGGCCGTGTTGCCCGCGTTGCGTTGCTTCAGGATGCCGGTCGTCGTGTCCATCCAGAACTGGTAGGGCACGGTCAAACTCGGGGCGGTCGCGCCGCTAAAGTTCGTGCGGAGCGATTCGCACGCGTCACTGACCTTGGTCTTGAGCGCGACGTGCGCCGAGTCGGTGCCGAGGATCGGGAGGTTCCAGGTCTGGCTCATGTCACAGGTTCGCCGCGAGGCGCAATCGGGAAACGGAGGTCTCGTAGCGAGTCGATTCGCGCCCGAGCGTGAGTCGCGCCTGCATCTTGCTGGCCGCGCGCCATTGGTCGCCGTGCCGCGACCACGAGGTCCAGGCACCCGAAACGTAGAACCGGCTCTCGACGAGCACGCGCGTGTGCGAGCCGGGCTCGCCCGCGATCCCGCCGGCGAGCCGCGAGCTGGGCAGGTCCTCGACCAGGACGGCCAGGTCATCGACCGTCGTTTCCCAGTCGATGCCAGCCGAGGCCGGCGAGGCCGGGCGCGTGTTGACCGTGCGCCACTTGGCCTCGCCGGAACCGACCTCGAACTCGATCTCGTCGACCGTCACGAGATCGAGCTCGAGTTGATCCACCGACACCTGCCACCAGGCCGTGGCCTGATAGGTCAGGTCGAGCTCGACGCTCGTGTACGTGCCTTCGAGCCCGGACCCCGACAACGCGATCACGCTGCTGCCGAAGGCCGTGCCGCTGTGGACACCACCAGGCGTGCTGGCGAACTCATTGACGAATGAGGCCTGGACCGTGTTGAGCGGCTTCCAGTCAGGCAGGGTCAGGATCTGGGGTTCGCCGAACAGACCAGACGTGCCGCGCGCCGCGAGCAACGCGACCCCGCCGAGCGGCGGGCTAGTGAGGCGCACGCTGCAGGCCTGGCCGCTGTAGATCTGGCGCGCGCTGGCCCAGTCGCTGCCGACTCGCAGCTCGTAGCCCTCGACGTCGCGCGCACCCTGCGGGTCCCAGCTCACGAGCACGTGATCTCCCGCGTCGAGCACGAGCACGTTGCTCAGTTGCTGCGGCGAGAACGGGGCGAACTCCTGGCCCACCAGCGTGAGCTGGGGCGAGGACTCGGGCAGGTCCCACTCACCTGACGGCTGCTGCAGCACGACCGCGATCCGGTAGCTGACGCCAGGCACGAAGCCCTGCCAGTCGATCTGGTCGCCTGCGGTCTCGCCGACCACGATCCAGCTCCTGTTCTCGGGCTGTTCGACGAGCACGCGCACGGCCGCGGACGCGCGCGATTGAGGCCTGGACCACGTGATCGAGTGGCCTTGGCGAGTGGTAAAGACGCGCAAGTCGCCGGCCTGCACCACCACCTCGGGGTCGGTCTGGCGCAGCAACAGGTTGGCCTCATCTCCATCCAGCCATTCCTGGTATTCGGTGAACGTCAGGGGCTCGTGGACCTCGGGCACCCATTGGATCGCGCGCACGAGGCGTCGCAGGTCTTTCTGGAGCGAGATCGCAACGAGCTCGTACTCCTCCGTGAGCTTGTCGGTCAGCCCGACCACGCAGGTCGCGCCCTTCTTGACCGTGACGGGCGCGCCCGAGACGGTCAGGCTGCTGATCCCGTGACTGACCACGATGCTGGTGATTGTGCGCTTGATCGGTGAGCCGTCCGGACTCCTGACCACGATCTCGGTCGCGCCCGTTGCGTCGTGGTCAACAGTGATCTGGTTGACCGCGGTCGCGTCCTGGACCACCAGCATGTTGACCGGCACGGCGGCCGCGAACGGCCGCAAGATCTCGTGCTCGAACGCGATGACCTCGCCGACCTCGGCGGCCAGCGCCCACGGGCCCGTGCTGAACGCGATCTCGCGGCGAACCAAACGGGTGAGGCGGTGACCGAAGATGCCTTCGCGCCACAGCTGCGAGCGTCGCGTCACGCCGTAGGCCTGGATCGTCTGGGGCCGCCACTCCTCGCGTCGCAGGGCCGACGGATCGTCCATCGTGCTCTCGGTGTCGGGCACGGTCTCGACGTCTTGGGCGTAGTTCTGAGCCTCGTCGACGAACTGAAACTGCGTGACCGTGAACCGGTTGGCCTTGGGCAGCCACGTGATCTGCACATCCTCGCAGTTGCCGGCCGTGATCAGCTGGGTCGCGGTCTTGGCCGGCACGCTGATGCCGGCGTCCGAGTGCGCGTCGCGGTACTGGTAGGTGATCGAGATCTTGCCGTCCCGGTAGATCGGGGTTGCACGGCCGGCCGCGCAGATGGCCAGCACCCACTCCCACGCGGGCCGCGGCTCGTCGCCGACCAGGTCGCAGGTGAACGAAGGCTCGTCCCACGGATCGGCCGGGCACGGGTCCTGGTCGCACTTGGCGGACCACCGTCGGAACGCGGGCAGGTCCAGGTCCGGATCTCCGAGGTAGTGGCCCAGACCCCAGGGCGAGGTCAGCAGGTCGAGCAGGATCCAGGCTGGGTTGCGACCCGGCGGGTAGGTCTGAAAGTCAAAAGGTGCGGCCGGCACGTCCCACGTGCGCGGCGAGAACCCCAGAACCTCATCCCAGACCCGGACAAGCAGGCCGTCGATCCGACACGTGACGTTGGGCAGGCCCCCGCTGAAACGGGCGCCGGCCGTCAGTTCGAGGCCTAGCAACGCGACCCGCGGGTAAGCGAGCGGCTGGGGCGAGCCGAATGTGACGTTGCGCCAGAAGGCCGCGCTTGACGTATCGGTGCCGCCTGACGGCGTGAGGCGTAGCAACCGGACCTCGATCGACCCGACGACTGCGGGGCTGGACGTCCCCACCAGGCTTGCGGCGAAAGACTGGACGATCGGCGTGAGCCGGTTGGCCTTCACCTGCAGGATGGGCAGGTTCTGGTTGGTGCCAGGCGTGAAGAAGCGGCGCCACGCGGTCGTGCCAACTGGTCGCCACCAGGACTCGAACTGCACCGTGACTTCAAGCTGCGTCCCCGTGGGCGCAACCGCGTAGAGCCCCGAAGGGAACGCCAGCGTGAACCCGACGCTCGATGTCTCGTCGTCCGTGCTGAATGTGTAGACGCCTTCCTCCACGTTGTTCAGCTGGGCGTTGACCAGGAAGGTGGTCGCGCTGCCGCGGAACGTGCTCGCCGGCAGCGGGGTCTGGTCGAGGTCGCCGGGCCGGATCCAGGCCCGCGCGCCCGGGTTCCTCGTGACCCTGACTACATCGGACGAGCTCAGGATGGACAGCAACGCCGTGGGATACCCAGGCGACGCGGTCAGGTAGTCGTTGAAGGAGCCGAGGGGTGAGACCGCAGGGGGTATGACCGACAGCTCAATCACATCGACGTCCGTGCCCTGCGGGTTGTTGATCGCGACGAGCTGGACCGTCCCCCTCACGATCGTCACGGTCGGGTCGGTCACGAGCAGGATGTCTCCGACAATGGGCCTGGCCCCGACCCAAGGGCGCGACCCCAGAATGTTGCGCAAGGTCCTGGCGGTCGTCGTGTTCTCAAGCAGGGTCCCGTTGACCCGGATCTCGCTCGGCAGCGCAGCGGCCGGCGGGATGCCGATGCCGTCGATCTCTGCAGCAGGTGTGTCGCCGACAGCCGCGATCGGTCCTTCGCCCAGCGCGAGCACGAGTCTCAGCTTGTCGTCGGGCGCCCCGTCAGTCGTGCCCGTCGGGTTCACCGACGTGTTGGCGAACACGTCCGTGTAGATGACTTGGCCGCCGACCGCGTGGCGGCCGTAGACCCACGGCACCACGAGACCCTGGCCGTAAGATGTCGAGATCCCGTCCCACGCGTAGGTCGCGGACGAGTCTTCACCTCGGCGAGCTGCGTCCGGCTTGGGGCGAGGCAGCAGCAATGCCAGCACGTAATTGACCGCGAACGAGACCGCGACCGCGATCAGCGCCTGGACCAACAGGACCCCGATCTCGATCCCGCTGCTCGTGGTCGGGACGAGCAGGACCTGGTCCTGATCCTGCAGGTCGAGGTCCAGTGCCTCGTCGGGCAGTTGGCACCCGTTGACCAGGCACTCGATCGGCACGCTCTTGGGCAGGAACCGCTCGAGTTGGTGCGCGAGCGTGCGCGGCGTCAGGCCTGGTCTCGCGTCGACCGAGACGCGCTCGATCCCGTCAGTGCCGAGCAGTCCCTTTCGAACAGCGACCTGGATCATGGCGCCAAACCTCTGCAGGTCGGCGCTTCCAACGAGTCAGCGGCAGGCAGTAGGCCGAGCCGAGCATTGCGTCGGCGCTCCAAACGTGTCCGTGCGAAATGGCCGCGACCCATGGGTGCAGACCGAAGAACAACAGAAGGTCGCCGGGTTCGTACCTTTGCAGGTCCGCCTGACGGACCCAGCAACTTGGCAAGCCGGACGCCGCATCCACTCGGCCCTCGATCCACTCGCGACGCAGCAAGTCCCACGAGTCTTCGACGCACAAACCGAGACGCCTCACGACCTCCTGGGCCACACCCCAACAGTCGAGCCCGCGCCCGACCTGCCGGCCCCCGAGCCGGTAGCGGCTTGCCAGGATGTCCCGGTGGATCACTGCTGGCGCGGGATCCCGGGGAACCCGCCGAAACGACGCGGATGCAACACGGGCAGGCCTCGCGTCGCGTGGTCCTGGCCACGGGCCGTGCACGCCGACTTGGTGCGGGGGCACGAGGTGAAGGCCGCGACCGCGTTGATCACGTAGCCGCACTCTGGGGAACCGAAGTCCCACCGGCATTGCCTTGCGACGAACCGGTCCTGGGGGCTCGTGCGCTCGAAGAAGTTGGCGCGCTCGAGGCGGAAGCTCACGGCCTCGTCGGTCGCGTAAGCGCCGGCGACCTGCAGGTCCCAGCGTCGATACTCGTGGTTCGGATACGCGATGCCGAGCCCACCCTCGGGCACGAGCCAGAGCCTGGCGTAGTTGCCTTCGAGGCCGTCGCCGGCGTGCAAGTAGCGCATGAGCAGGCGGGCCGTGTTGTCGACGCTGAGCTCGACCTGCGGCAGATCGCCCTCCTGGTTCTGTTCGATGGGCGAGAACGTGAACGGGTAGGGGTCCCACGACTCGTGCAGCGGGCTGCTCACGGGCCACGTGATGGCCTGGTGGTAGTTGCACACGCGCAAGACGGTCGACGGCACGGTGGTGAACCCGGACACGTACGGGCGCGCCAGCTCGATCTCGGCAAGCCAGATCAGCTGCGAGGTCGCGTGGGGCTTCTCGATCGCGTCGAGGAACGAGGTGGGCAGGATGATCGGCATGTCAAGGTCCGGTCCACACCAACTCGGCGACCACGACCTGGACCGCGTAGGCCTGGCCACTGATCTGGACGAGCTCCGGGTCCTCCATCTGGAAGACCCCGATCTCGGCGTCGCGGTTCGGGGTCCAGCGGAAGTAGGCGCTGGCCACGAGGAACGCGTGCAGCGTTCGCGCGTCGGTCTCGTCCATGCCCGACCACTGCAGCGGGATGGTGCGGCGCGGGCGCGCGAACAACGGCCACGTGCGCCGGTAGCCGGTCGCGCCCTGGATCGAGCCCTCTTCCCACGGTTCCCACGACTCCTGGTAGCTGGTGTCGGGCGGGAACGGCAGAGCCGGCAGGCTCGCGACCGCCGGGGCCTCGCGGCCTGGCGAGATGACGATCGGGTTGCTCGGGGTCGCGGGCAAGGCCGGGTCCGGCAGGGCGTCGCGCACGAAGTGGAACTGGGCCGCGTAGAAGTCGCGCACGGGCAGCGTGACTGGCGCCGCGTTGAGCCCGCCCGTGAACCGGAACCGGTATTGGATCGCGGGGAACGATGCGCCGAGGCCGCGACGAATGAACGCCATGTAGCTCGCGCCCTCAAGCTGCGCGTGGTTCGACAGGGCGAACGACGTGACGCCGTGCAGCGCGGCCCGGTTCGTCCAGATCTCGGCCGCGTAGTCCTGGCGCCCCGTGGTCCCGACGATGCCGTGGACCATGACGCACGGATCCGAGACCAGCCCGGTCGCCGGGCGCTCCATCGCGATCCACGTCTCGCCCTCGGACGGCGTGCTGAACCGGTTGGCGGTCGCGTTCAGGACCTGGACGTCGGCGCGCGTCAGCACGTCGAGCAGGTTGTCCAGTCGGATCCCGACGTAGACGTAACGGCGCAAGCGGGTCGCGGAGCCTGCACCGGCAGTCTGGCGATCGAGCGCGCGAACAGCCGGAGAGAACGGGCCTGCAGGTTGTGCCCCATACCACCAAGCCCAGTGAGACGAGATCGGGATGGCCCCGGCGCCGAGCGTGTTGATCTGGCTGTCGCCGCGGCTCTGGGCCCAGCGCCCGTCGCTCCCGATCTTGGCGACAAAGCCCGCGAGCGACGCGGTGGTCGTGTAGCCGAACTGCACGATAGGGGCCGGCAGGACACCGGGCGCGCCGATCGGTGGCTCGTAGACCACGCTGCCGAAGTGCAGCCACTTCTGGCCCACGGTCCCGGTCGCGGCCGCGACGTAGTGCGGCATGGTCTCGGTGGTGGTCAGGGCGAGCGGCGAGGTCGGGTCGTAGGCCTCGACGTGGAAGTCGCCGACCGCGATCCGGTCCGTGTCCCACCACAACCAGGTCAAGTCGCCCACGTCGAACTCGCACTGGTAGGTGAGGGGGTCGCCGTTCGTATAGACCCGGCCCCACAAGCACCACTGCGAGCCTGACGCGTTGTTGAACGTGCCGCCGAAGTAGGGATCGGAGACCGTCGACGTCATGGCCGCGACGAACCCGAACGGCAAGCCCTCGAGCGCGCCGGCCTGCTCGCGCAGCGAGACCACGTGCTGGTGCACGGGCGACTTGGCACCGGTGTCGAGGCCGAGGCAGAGTTGGATGACCCCACGCTGGGGCCCGGCTGTCGCCACGACCTGCCTGATGTTGCTGAGCAGCCCGGCCAGCGCGATCACGTAACGGCCCGTGCCGGCCGGCAGGTTCGCTTGTGGCAGGCGCGCCAGGATCTGCCAGCCGTCGCCGCCTGAAGGCCCTGGCGACACGCCCAGTCCCTGGCACGTGATGTTGCCCGGCAGCTCGTAGAGGTCGCCGTAGCGCGTCGGCATCAGGACGCCGCCTTCTTGACCGCGTTGCGCGCCCCCGTCCTGACCTGCATCTGGTTGGTCCAGATGCGCTGGATCGTGCCCTGCTGTTCGATCAGGACGCGCTGCACGTCCTTCGAGTCCATGGCCGTGATGTTGATCGTGACGTTGCCGCCACCCCCACCGCCGCCCGACAGCGTGACCGGGATGGACCGATTGTCTGGGAGCGGAACGAACGCCTCGCGGCGCGATCCCTCGCCCATCAGGGCCCAGGTCGGACCGTTCGTGATGCCGCCGCGCGCGAACGCGCGAGCCGGTGCCGTGGACGTGACGCCGCCGCCAATCCCTCCGTCGGCAAACGCGGGAGCGGCAGTCGCGGGCGAGCCGAAGATCGAGGACAGGGTCCGCATGATCAGGAGGCGCGGGATCAGGCGCGCGATGTCCTGCAGCATCGAGACGGCGAAGTCCTTGAACGCGTCCTTCGCGCTCTTGGTCCCGTCGATGATCGAACCAAACGCCTCGGTCAGGCCGTTGAGCCCGCCATCGACAAGGCCACGTGCCGCGTCGCGGCCGGCCTCGGCCATGTCGGTCCAGCGCGCGATCGACTCGTCGATCCCCTGCTTGAACCCGCCGAAGAAGTCGTCGCTCGCGATCTGGGCCGCGCGCAGTTCCTCCGTCACCTTCGGGATCCCCGAGTCCGTGGCCACCACCGGGTCCTGTTCGGGATCGGGCAGTCGCGGGCGCCCTGCAGTCGAGCGGAACACGGACTGGACGGTCGACACGGCGTTGTCGGCGTAGTCCCGCAGGGCGTCGAGCGACGGGAGACCGAGCACGGGCACGCCCTCCTGCGCGACTGCTCCGGCCTGTTGCTGCGAGCCCGCGGCGATCTGTTCCCGGACCTGCCGAAGACTTGCCGCGATCTCGTCGCGAACCCCCAGCAGCCGCGTCCCCGCGTCGTTCTGCTCGATCGCGCGCAGCTGCTTGCGCAACGCGACCAGCGTGTCGATCTCCTTGCGGATCCTGGCCGTGGTCTGCTGCTCGAGCTGCTCGCTCGTGGTCACGCCGTTGCGCTTATCGTCTTCGCGCCACTTCTTCAGGTTGTTGGACCACTGGTCCACGACCTTCTCCTGGGCCACGACCTGGGCGCGGAACTTCGCGACCATCTCGGCATCGAACAGCTCGACGCCCGGGATCTGGTCGACGGCGCGCAGCAGGCCGGCAATCGCCTCGATCGCCAGGTTGAACGCCGCGACGAGTCCACCTGCCACCGCCTGCGCGACCTGCACGACCCCGTCCCGGTTCTCGGCCAGGTACTTGGCCATGTCGGTCAGGAGCTTGGTGGCCTCGGGACCGAAGGCCAGGACGAGTTGGCGACCCGCGGCCTTCGCCGCGATCTCGACCTTGGTGAACGAGTCGTTCAGCTCCTCCGCGATCTTGGCCTGCTCCTGCGTGATCGTGGCCCCGACCTCGCGCGCGTCGACGACAGACTGCCGGAACACCGCGATGCCGCGGCCCACGACCGGCAGCAGCTCGAGGAACTGGCGCGGCAGGATCTGGCTCAAAGCGACCGCGCGCTCTTGCTCCGTGCTGACCTGGTCCAGGCCCTTCGCGATCTCTTCGAACAACTGCGACGGACCGAGAGTGCGCAGGTCGTCGAGCGACACGTTCAGGTTCTCGAACCCCCCGATGAACTTGTCGTTGCCCTGCAGGGCCTCGCTCTGCGCCTTGGCCAGAGCCCGGAGCGTGCTGGTGAAGTCCTTGACGCCGGCCAGGTTGAACGCGGCCTGGAGCTCGGACAGGTTCTCGATCAGGTCGCCGGTCGAGGCCGCGAGCTTGCCCAGCTCATCAGCCTGTTCGGCCGCCTCCCGGGTGAACTGGACGATCCGGACCGCGCCGAAGGTCGCGGCGAGGCCAGCGACCGCGGTCTTGAGGTTGAACACGAGCTGGTAGATCGAGTTCCAACTCTTGGCGACGCCGATCGCGAACACGCCCATCGTGCGCTGCAGCGCGTTCAGGTCCTTGCTCAGGTAGTTCTTGAGCCGGGCCTCGATCGTCAACGTGCGCTTGGTCGCGGTCGCCATCTCAGTTCACCTCCGCTTGGCCTTGTCTCGTGCCTCGCGCTGGGCCTGCTCGGCCGCAACCTGTCGCCAGTGCTGCAGCTCGCGCGTGACCAACGGCCACGCTTGCGTAAACAGGGCGGCCTGGTCGGTCCAACCGCCTGCATCCGGCAGGACCCCGTGCTCGACGCGCACGCAATCGCGCAGCAGCTCGATGTGCTGAGGCTGCACGAGCGCGTTGGGGCATCGGTAGATCGGGCACTCGTCCGACCCCGAACAGTGCTCGCATTCCGGATCCTGGCCGCCGCACGCAGGACATGGAGTCACGGTGGTCACGGGTTCGTCGCGCGGGGCATCGCAGCCCCACGTGACTCGCAACTCCGGATTGACTCGGCACTCGGTGCATGTCTGCTCGAATCGTGAGCCGCTCGGCGCGAACGCGACGGCGGCGGCCAGTATCAGTTTTTTGCGTCGTCGGCCGTCAGGCTGTTGCCCCGCATGATCGCGATCGAGATCTCGGTCGCGTCCTCGACCGCCAGCCGGTTGACCGAGGCTTCGCTCGCGCTGCGCGTCAGCTCGATGCCGCACACGACCGCGGGTCTCGGGTCCATGCTGAACTCGACCGGCGCGCCATCGGGATCACACAGGTTGGTCCAGCCGGCCAGACCCGCGCGCAACGCGACCGTCATCCAACTGCCGATCGCAGCTGCGTCCCCCTCGCGCAGGTTGTTGAGCGACAGCATGAGCTTGGTGCTGAGGCGTCGCAGGGAAAACGTGGTCTGGCGCTCGGCCGGCAACTGCCGGTCCGCGAGGGTCACGTAGGTGAAGGTCTCGGTCGTGCTGCGGGCTACGGGCATGGTTCGATGACTTGGGGGTTGGGGGGTCAGAGCTGGACGAAGAACAGCTCGTCGTCGCCGCTCTCGTTGACGCGGCGCGGGCGCAAGGTCACGTCGAGGGTCGCGATCCCGTCGCTGTCGCTCAGCTGCACTTCCGTGACCTGGCAGACCGGCGCGACCACCGCGACGATGTTGCCGGGGGTCGTGCCCAGCACGAACCCGCACCGGACGGTCGTGGAGTTGTCGCGCAGCGACTCCCAGTCGAACGCGGCGTGCACGGCGTCGACCGTGAACGTGATGGTCGGGTCGCGGTCGGTCACGTTCGATCCCGTGGCACCGCCGTCGCGGTTCGCGTCGAGGTTTGGGTTGACCGACCCGCCGAGCGCCAGTGCGACGCGCTTGGTGGGCAGGCGGGACTGGAGCGAGCCCCACCCGAACACGGCCACGGCCCCGATGAAGCGCGGGGGCCGGATCGAGCTGAGCCCGGTGGTCGCGACTGCCGGCGTGTCAACGGCCGTCCCGATGTCGCCGCTGAAGTCCCAGCTGAACTGCATGGGCTGGCCGACCTCGGCCTCGAGGCTGAAGTCGCCGCGGGCGCCGAGCAGCTCGCGACGCCGGCCGTCCAGGTTGTGCCGGATGCTGAGCGACGGGGTCTTGTTCTGGGTCGCGACCGAGATGGTCGCGATCGACGTGCCGGACGCGGTGCGCAGCGTGTAGGTCGCCAACATGCTGCCGTAGAGCAGGCCCAGCTCCATCGACAGCATGGAGCCGTTGTCCGCCAGGATCTGGGCGGCCCCGACCGTGATGCCGGCCGGGGACTCGACCGCCAAGTGCTCGCCAACCGCCGGCACGCCCGCGCTCCAGCTCGGGACCGTGACGGTCACGGACTTGGTCGAGGTCGGCTGCATGACGACGCCGGGATACGCGACCGCGGCCGAGGCCGTCGAGGTCGAGAGGCTCGAGGAACCGGTGGTCGCGGCCGCCGTGATCGTGCCCGTGATCTCGGCGATGGCCAGCACGGCGCCGGTCTCGGTCGTGCGGTGCACGGGCGCGCCGGCCACGCTGATGATCCCGACGACGATGCCCCTGATCGCGCCCGCCGACTGCGTCACGATCTCGCCCACCATGAAGCCCACGCCCGTGACCACACCCAGGACCGTGGCCTTCATCGAACCCGTGGCAAAGCCGCACGCGAACAGCAGGTTGGCCCAGTCGGGCAGGGTGATCGGGATGCTCGTGTCGCCCGACCCTCGGAAGTCCGACTTGAACTGGATCTGGCGGGTCTTGCGGCCGATCGGCACGAAGTCGCGCGACAGGCTTGCGCCGGCCGGCACCCGGTCGATGGTCTCGACCGAGTCACTCAGCGATGGGTCGAACACCAAGATGGCGTCCGACGCGCCGGGCGCCGAGCTGACGCCCTCGCTGGTCTCGACCTTGGCCAGGATCTGCTGCTTGCGGGTAACGGGCATAGGACTCCTTACTGGTAGGCAAGCTGTTCCTCGAGCTCGACCGACACGGTGGCCGAGATCCCGTTGGACCAGCTGATTGCGGGTGGGGACAGGTGGCGCACGTTCACGACCTCGGCCGTGCGAGGCAGGGTGAACGTGAAGATCGCGGACACGTGCTCTTCGTAGTGGTCGCGGATCGCGTCGACGACCGGGCCCATCGCGTCGGGGTAGATCACGTTCCAGACCCGCGGCACGAGGTCCTGGTCGGGCGTCGCGCTGAACAACAGCGGGCGCGAGGCCGTGCGCCTGCGCACGGGCGCGCCGCGCATCGTGACGAGGCCTGGCCGAGGCAGGTTGTTCTTGTGGATCAGGGTCATGACTGCGGCGTCAGGATGCTGTGCCGGTAGGTGAACTGCAGCCGCACCCAACCAAGAGGCTCGGCGTCGTCGGTCGGGTCCGAGACCTCGTGTCCGAGCACGCGCAGGTCGGTGTAGTCGGGGTCCAGACCCCACTCATCTGGCGAGTGCATGACCTGCTCGACGGCCGCGATCGCGCGGTCCAGCTGCAGGTATGGGTTGCCCGCGTCGCCGGTTGCCTGGTCCTCCAGCCGGATGCTGATCAGGACGCCGAGCTCGAGGATCGCGGTGTACTGCTCGTTGTTCGCGATGCTCTTGTTCTCGCCGACCTGGTAGACGACCGCGGTCGTCGAGCTCGTGCCCGTGTTCTCGGAGCCGCGCAGCTGCACGTCCCACCCGGTCGCGTCGGCCAGTCGTTCGACCAGCGCCTGCTGGATGCCGGCGCGAATGCTGGGTGTGGTCAGGTCGACCGTCATGTCAGAAGTCCCTCGGGTCAGCGCGGTCGAGGGCTCGCTGCATCTTGCCCATGGACGTTTCCCATGCCTTGTCGCGCAACGAACTCGTCCCCTCCCACGTCGCGTAGAACTGGAGCGTCGGGTCCATCTCGACGAAGCGCGTCAGGATGAACCGGAGCCGTGCGGTGGCGCGGTCAGGAATGCTCCCGTCTCGGAGTCGCCGGCTGCGCTTGGCGCGCGGGATCTCGAGCAGGAATCCGTGCACCGGGCCGCGGCGCGCCCGCATGAACACGAGGCGTTTGCCCGGGTTGATCTGTCGCCATTCGCGCGGCGTCGGGGTCTTGAACCTGTTAAGCTTGTTGCCCCGGGTCTTGTACGGGATCGCCATCAGGCGCGAGGTCCTGATGTCCCGGCCTTCCTCGTGCACGGGCAGGATCGTGTTGCCCGTGAAGATCTCGCCGGCCAGTCGGTCCAGCATGATCTCGGCCTCGCGTGGGGTCTCGGCTCGCCGCTGGGCAGGCTGGATCGAATACAGGACTTCGTTGGGCTTGGCGGCCGCGCGTTCGGACTGCACGGACGACACGCCAATCGCCTGCCCTGTGTCGCCCCCGCCCCGTCCGAACTTGTTGCCCTTGACCTGGAGCCACTGCTTCTTGTGATCGAGCAGGGTCTGGAAGAAGAACGATCGCAGCTGGCGGAACGCGAGCTTGGGCACGGACGCGATCGTCAGGTCGACCAGCGACGTGTCGACCGTGACCTGGAACCCGGTAGCCGTGTTCCCCACCTTGAACTGAGGCATCAGGCCTCCACCTCGACCAGGAACATGCCTTCGTCCTGCGAGATGATGCGCTTGAGGCGCGCGATCCTGGGCTCCTCACCCACCCGCATGGGCAGGGTGAACTGGTCACCGATCGAGACCGACAAGCACCCCGTGACCGAGTCGCGCGGGATGTCGATCTCGGCACGCAGACGCGCAACGGCGCGCACGCCGGGAGCCGCTGATTCGAGGTCGAGCCGGTTGACCCCGACCCGGATCTCGCGCTGGTCGGGGCTGCCGACGGCGCGATACGTCACGGCCTCGCCCAAGTGGTCGAGGCGCGTGAGCGTGTCGCGCGCGTGCCGTGCTGCCATCTCGCGCAGGTTCACCGGCCGCGCTTCCTTGACGGCTTGGCCGCCGGTTCGCGCTCGCCGGTGGCCGGCGGCAGGGCATCGACGAGCGCGCGCTCCACCTGGATCTGGTCCTGGCGGAACGCGACCACGAGGTCGCCGGGCGACATCGGGACGGCGGTCGTGACCACCCCCAACAGTCGCCTCGTGCCGGCCTCGCGCAGCTCAAACGTCTCCATGGCTCAGGCCACCATCGCGGCCTTGAACGACACGAGCACGACGGTCGCGCTGACCAGGCCCGTGATCTTGCCGATCAACGTGCCCGTGATCGTCGCACCGGTCTCGATGCGGAACGTGTCGTCGTCGGTCGCCTCGACCACCGTGGCGGTCACGCCCACGTTGCTCTGGGCCGGCGTGTCGGTCGTGATCGGGAGCTCGACAAGCCCCGCGACCCGGACCTGGATCGAGTTGAGCCCGTCCGTCGCGCCGCCGACTCCGTCCTGCATGGCGAAGCCCATGAACGTGCCGGCGCCCGACGCGGGCTCGATGTAGCCGCCGTTGCTCTCGAGAGCCGCGCCCTCGTAGATCGTGGCGCCTGACTTGATTGGAAGGACCAGGACCATGTCGTGCGTGGTCGCGCGGTAGGTCCGCTGCTTGCTGCTGCTGAGTGCCATCTGTGTCTCCTGGAATGCGAATGCGGAATCTGGTTTGGGTCGCCGCCAGGGCCGTCAGACCCTCGCGGCGTGGCGTGACCTCAGGCGATCACGTGAACTCGACGCGGACCGTCTGGTCGAACCTGCCGAAGCCACCGTTGCACACGCGCTTGGCCATGTAGAGGTGCTGCAGGTTCACCTTGGCGTACTCGCTGCCCTCGCCCAGGTTGTCGATCACGGGCGGGACCTCGTCCTGCCAGACCAACGGCTTGACGTCCGAGTCCGTGCGGAACACGTAGATGTACGGCGCGGCGAGCCGGCCGTTCATGACCGGCACGATCTCGAAGTCGGTCGACTTGAGCGTGTTGGACACGCCGGAAGAAACGTAGTCGTTCTTCAGCGCGCCCTTCAGCTGCTTCCACATGGCCGTCGGCACGTGCACCATGAACTTCTGCGCGTCCTCGTTGCGCGGCTCGCCCGCGTCGTCCTTGAAGCTCAGGATCGACTCGACGGCCGTCAGGACCGCGGTCTCCATCTCGCCGTTCGTCGGGGTCGTGCCCGTCACGGCCGTGACCGAGATCGCGTTGGCGATCGTGTCGCCGTTCGCGTTGACGTGGCTGGTCGCGTGGTAGAACGCGACGCCGTCGTACGCGTTGGTGTTGGCCACCAGCAGCGCGCTCAGCAGCTTCTGCGGCAGGATCGCGGCGCGGGCCCCGAGCTCCTTGGCCCGGATCATGATCTGGGCCGTCTTGTCGCGGCGGAGGTCGTCCTCGTCGATCTGCAGGCCGGCCGAGAAGCGCTTGTTGACCACGCTGAACGCGAACGGCTTGAGCGCCCGGAATGGCCGCGGGCCTCCGGCGTGCTCCGTCATGGTCGGGGCGTCGCCCAGGAAGTTGTAGCTCTCGCTCTCCTGGTTGCTGTCGATCTGCAGGGCCAGCTGGGGAACCCAGCTCGCGGCCTGGACCTCCATGAGTCGCTTGTTGAATGCCCCGATGATCGCGCGCGATCCAAGGGCCTTGAGGTTGCTCGTCATCTGTATCTCCGTGTTTGTGTGTTCTCTCGCTCTGCTCGCTGCTCACTGACCCGAACCGGTCGGGTCAGTCCTTGCTCTTCGCGACCTTCTGGTTGACCTCGTTCCGCTTGAACCCGAGGAAGACCTCGACATCGCCACCGAACTCTTGCTGCAGCTCGGCCGACGCGTCGAACTCGGCGCGCCACTTGGTCTCGCCCTCGGGCATGGCCGCGAGTCTCGAGGCCTTGCTGTCGGTCACGACGTTGGCCGTGTTGCCACGGGCCAGCGACACGCTGGGCTCGGCGCCCGCCTGGGGCTTGACCGCGAGCTTGGCTCGCAGGTCTTGGTTGATCGCGAGCAGTGCTTCTTGCAGCGACTTGCCCGTGTCGATGAGGCTCAGGGCCAGCTCGTGCTGCCCCTCACCGGTCTGGGCCAGGATCGCGAGGACGCGCTGGCGTTCGGCTGTCGCGCCTTCGTGCTGCGCGGTGGCGAGCTGTGCGGAGATGTCCTGCGGCGCCGGGGCCGGCGCCGTCTTGTTGGCCACGGGGGCCTCGGGCTTCGTCATGCTGGAATCCCTCTTGCTGAGGTGGACCGCCACCGTGTCGGCCAATGCGGCCGACATCGGAGTGGCAGAGGTGTCGTCGTCGACGCCGAGCGCGCAGAACGTCACTTCGCGCAGGGTCGACTCGCGGAAGATCGCGGCAGGCCCGTCGACCTGGTGGCCGTTCACGGTGGCCGACTCGCCCTCCTCGAGATACTGGATGCGCGAGGCCTGCAGGTAGATCGAGGCTTGCCAGGGGAACCCGTCCGCGTGGTCAGCCAGGACCTCTTGCGCGAACTGGTTGCTGAGCAGCTGGCCCTCGGCGACCAGGCCGCGCTCCTCGACCTTCAGCGACGAGGTGAACCCGATGCGCTGGTTGGTGTCGTGGTCCTTGAGGACCGGCAGCTGCTGCTTCATCGCGATGCCGGCCAGGTCGATCACGAGCGTGCCGAACCACCAGTGCGCGAGCGGCTTGCCCGACGTCGCGACCATGCTGAACTTGCGCGACTTCTTCTCGTCGCCCTTCGCGATCTCGACGCCGCTGTCCTGGTCCTTCAGCTGAAACGCTGACTTCGGGATCTGGACAAGGCCCGTGTCGGACTCGCGCAACAACTCACTCGTCATCGGGGCCATCGCTGTCCTCCTGGTCTTGGTTCGGGTCCGAGTCGCCGCCGGTCGGTTCGCTCGGAGCTGTGGACGCGCTCTCGGAACGCGTCGGTGATTCCTTCGTGAGCGTGCCGGGCTCCAGCCCGTACTCGGCCTCGAGCTCGGCAGCGCGCTGATAGGCGCGGGCTCGCTCGGTCAGGACGTGCTCGTAGTCCTGGCCGTAGCGCGCGGACTCCTCTTGCGGCGTCGACAGGTTGGCCTCGACCGCGGCGCGGCTGCCCTCGACGTCCGTGACCGGGTCGACGAAGCCGTATGCGGGCGCGACCCACCGGACCGCGAGGAACGCGTCGATGCGGTCCAGGAACCGGCGCGGCGCCTGGATACGACCCGTCGCGACTCCAGCCAGGATCACGTTGCGCCACCACGGTCCGTTCCAGCTGCGGTTGAGCAGCGAGCGGCCGCGGTCGTAGTTCTTGTGCAGCTCGCGGAACATGGCGCGAGCCGACGACAGGTTCATCCTGCCCAGGTCCTTGGTCAGGACCTCATAGCTGATCCCGACCGTGATCGCGATCGCGCGGAGCATCCTCTCGACGAACGGGCCGAACGAGCTGCCGGGCCGATTGGGGCTGAACGGCACGGGCTCCTCGCCCTCGTTCAGGTACTCGATCGTGCCGGGTTCGAGGAACTCGTGGAAGTCCTGGTTGCGCCCCGCATCCTCCTGGCCCTGCACGGGCAGGATGTCCTGGTCGAGGTCGCTGACGTTGCGCTTGATGAAGAGCGCGTAGTTGCTGCTGGCCCTGGCCGCGATCAGCTCGCTGCTGAGGTAGTGGTGCAGGTGGCGCAGGCACTCGATGCCGGGCGCCAGCCACGGCACGCCGCGCGTCTGGCCGGCGCGTTGCCGGCGCAGGCCGTGCTGCATCATGGAGAACCGGCCGTCCTTCGCCGCGATGCGGGTCGGGTTCCACGAGCCCTTGGCACCGTAGAGCAGCATGTCATCGGGGTGGTGATCGAGCACGTGGAACGCGACGCGCTCGCCGCGCTCGCCGAGCTCGACGCCGCCCCGGATGGTCGCGGTGTCGAACCGACCGGGTGACTCGATGCGGTCCGGGTCGAGCAGCTCAGCCCAGACGTCTCCGGCCCGGTCCATGACCGTGTGGCCGAAGCACTCGCCATCGACGATCAGGTGGCGCAGGGCCAGGTCCTGCAGGTCGTAGAACGTGCCGAACTGGGTGGCGTCAGCCTGCTCGGCCCAGCGTGCCCACTCGGCGTTGCACGCTTCGCGCCAGGCCAACAGCTCGGCGTCGGACAGGCCCGTGCCCTTCGCGGTCGCGACCGACTGGGGCCGGATCCCGTCGCCCACGATTGCCTCGCACAGGATCGCGATCGCCGACGCGGCGTGGCCGTCGTTCTGCACGAGCTGGCGGCACTGCGCGCGCAGCTGCGGCAGGTCGGCCAGGATCTCGCCGTCCGCGCTGCTGCTCGATTGCGACGGGTTCAGGCGCGAGATGCGCGCGGCTTCGAACGCGAGCAAGGCCTCGGACCGGACGCGGGCGCGGCGCCACTCGTGCGCGAGGCGCGGTGCGACCAGGCCGACGGCCGCGTCGACCGCCTTGGCGAGGCGGCCACGGACGCCGTCGTAGATGCCCTTGCGCGGCAGCTGGCTGGTCGCGCGCTTCATCGGAACCTGACCTTGGTCCTGCGCAGTCCGCGCGAGCGCGCCTGCTGGGCCTCGTAGTACTTGCGGGCCGTGATCAGCTCGGTCAGTGACCGGAGCTGGACCGTGCGACCGTTGACCGTGTAGGCGGCCACGTCGCCACCACTTCGAATGGCCGCGTCGATCGCGGCCAGGATGGCTTCGGGCGTGTCGCTCGGCGCGGTCGTGACCGACGCGGGCGACGCGACGGCGACCGGCGTGCCGAGGCGCGCCACTTCCCACGCGGCCATGACCCGGTTGGCCAGCGCCGTGACGGACGTGCCGTCGTAGTGCACGTTGCCCCCGACCTCGGTCAGGACCGTCAGGTCCGAGACCTCGCACGTCGCGAGATACCGGTCGGCCTCGACCTCGGCCTCGATGGCCGTGTTGATCGTGGTGGCGTAGGTCCAGGGCGCGGCCTCGCGGATCTTGGGCCAGACCCACGGGATCTCATCGGCGTCGCCGGGCCACAGGTCGCGGCTCTTGAGCGCGTCGCGGACCCAGCCCTTCAACATGCGAAGGCCGGCGGCGAAGCGCGGCGCACTCCAAGCGAACGCGCTGTCGCCCTCGCCCAACGGCGAGACCACGAGCTTGACCTCGAGCGTGTGGCCTTCGAGCGCGGCGGCCGCGATGGCCGCGTCGAGCGTATCGAGCAGGCGTTGGGCGCAGCCGTTCGGTTCGCCCGGCGCCCACGAAAGCTGCTGCCTCGGATCGAACCAGCCGATCGCGTCGGTCGTGACCGGAGCGAACAGCTCGTTGTGAGCGATCGTGGTCCCGTCAACCGCGAGCGACGCGACGTAGATCGTGTCGCCGAGGCGCTCCTGCAGCAGGTTGGCCAGCGTCGTGTGGTACGCGGCACGGGCGCTCGCGAACTTGGCCCCGACCCCATACATCAGCGAACCGCTGCGGAACGGCTGGTAGAGCGGCGGCTGCGTGTGGTGGTTCGGGTAGGAGAACCCGGGCGGGTAAGGGTTCGACTTGCCGTAGACGCGCAGCGTGCCGGTCTCGGTCGCGACGAACGTCTTGGCCACCGTGATGCCGGAGGCGTCCAGCGCCATGACTAGCAGCGGGTCCCCGTTGTACGAGGTCGTGCCCGTCACCTGGACCACGTCGTTGGCCAGCATGGTGTTGGCCACGAGCAAGCGCGTGAGGCCGGCACCGGCGCTGACCGCGCCCGTGATGCTGAGGGCCGTGCCGAGAGCTTGGCCTTCAAGTCCCGCCCACGGCAGGAAGACCCCGAACTTCTCGTACGGCACAGCCGTCCCGTCGGGCAGCGGGTGCGGCTCGATGACGAACTGGTCCCCTGCCTGAGGCATCGACGACCAGGCGGCCGTGAACGAGACCTGCACGATCACGGACCCGTCCAACGTCACATCGTTGATGGTCCGGCTGACTCCCGCATTGGCACCGGCCACACACCTGGCGCGAAGGCCGGCGAGCGACGCGTTCCAGACGCCGTCGCCGAAGTCGCCGCCGAACCGCATGTCGAACGCCACCTTGGTCGCGTCGACCGAGTTGGCGCCGGCGTGCACGGCGTATTCGATCTGCTCGCCAACGGCCGGCGGCGGGTCGAACGCGGGCGAGACCGCGATCTGGCCACCGAGGGCCGGCGAGATCACGCCGCCCCAGGCCCCGATCGTGTGCACCGTCCGGGTCCTCGAACGCACGATGGTTCGGCCGACCGGCGAGTATTGCCAGATCGTGGGCACGGACAGCGAAGTCGCGGCCGAGTCGTGCGAGATGATGGTCGCGACGAGCGCACGGTGCGGGAACTGGGTGTAGATCAGGCCCGTCGCGACCGGGTTGTAGAACGTCAGGTACCTGATGGCCGCGACAGCCCGACCCTTCAGCGCGGCCTTCTGGTAGCGGCTGGGCCACGTTCCTGGCATGTCCAGGACGTCGGCGTATCCGCCAGTCGGCGAGTTGCTCGACAGGGCCGTGAACCCGACCGCGAGCCCAGGGTTGGCCACTTCCCAGCTCGAGTAGTCCGCGTGCGCGCCGCCGTTCGACTGGCCGAACGTCAGGATGAAAGGCTTGACGGCCATCAGGCCGAGCCTCGGATCGAGAGATAAAAGTCCCGCCGGCTCGCCACCGGCGGGACCCCCTCACATCGATCATCGAACCATGCGCGTGACTGCACGCCAGGACGCTATGCGCGCGGGCTCACTCTGCGGCGTCACCGAGTCCGTCAGGCGGACTGGACGTGACGCGTGGGTAGCCCAGCTGGTCATAGGCCTTGGCGATCTCCATCTCGTACGACCGATACTTGCAGCCGCAGGCCGCGCAGCGGTGGTAACGAATGCGGCCGCGGACGCCGTGCGTGATGGGTTTGTGCCGACCGCAGACCGGACAGCGGAACGGGACGAACGGCACGATCGGCTGTGTGTCGTCGCTCTCGTCGATGCGCCGAACCATCACCTACCTCCCGCGCCGAAGTGGGGGAACCGAGCCGAGGAGTTGTGCCGGCGCTGCCGCTGCGGCGGCTGTGCTCGAGGCGTGGGCGCGGCCACGTCACTGCGCAGCGTGTCGACCCGGACCATGCGGGCCGCGGCCAGGTTGTAGACGGTCAAGTCCCAGGCCTCGTTGCGTTGGTGGCCGGGCTTCTTGACCCACCGGCTTCGCTCCCTGCCGCCGCTCCGCTCCATGACCTTGTGCTCGCTGCCGAGCTGCGTGAGCCAGTCTGCGGGCAGATCGTTGGGCAGGTGGATGCGGCCGCCGCGTTCGTTCGGGTGAGACCTGGCGAGCTCGAGGCGCGCCGCGACCATGTCCTTGAACAGGCTGACGTTCACGGACCAGACCAGCGTGCTGTTGGGCAGGACCTGCCCGGTGCGCGGGTGCCGGTCGAGCTTCTTGGTCGAGAACGGGATGGGCTCGTCGCGCTCGACGCCCGCGATCATCCGGACCACCGGCTGGTGGCGCCGCGACCAGTCCAAGACCTCGTCGCGCCGGTAGCGCGAGTCGATCACGATGGCCCTCGGCGCGAGCTGGCCCTTGCCCCACCTGGTCCGGATCAGCACGTCGGTCAGCTCGTCGAACGTCTTGGCCCGGCCGGTGGCCAGCACCCACGTCTCCTCGTCCCGGCCCCACCCCTGCACGGACCACTCCAGGCGGTCGAGCTGCACGTCGACCGCCGCGGTCACGACCAGCACGTCCTCGGGCACGTCGCCCTGGGCACGCTGCTCGACGCACGCGTGCAGCGCTTCGTCGCCGACGTGCTCGAGGCGGTCTTCCCAGACCTCGGCCAGCCAGCTGTTGGTGAAGTCCATCATCTCGGCCGGGCCCTCGGCCTTGGCCTTCAGGAAGCTGGCGGCCAGGCGCCACCAGTCGAGCCACGGCGAGTAGGCGGCCCACAAGTGGTAGGACCGGTGCTCGACCCGGTCGCGCTCGCGGTCGCCCCCCACCCAGTCTTCGACCGTGCAACGACGGGGAACCCAGATGCCACCGCCGAGCAGGCGGGCCTTGTCCTTCTGCTCGATGCGCTTGGCGCAATGAACGCAATCGAACCAGGCCTCGCGCGCCAGTCGCATGTCGGCCGCGGTCTGGATGCGCTCCGAGTCCCAATGCAGGTTCGGCCAGCTCAGGACCTGGTGCCGGCCACAATGCGGGCAGGGCACGTAGAACCGGCGCTGGTCGCCGTCCTCGAACTCCTTCGTGATGAGGCCGCCGCGAGTTGTCGGCGTGCTCGTGAGGAACACGAGGTACGAGCGCGGGAACGTGTTGGTGCGCGAGCGAACGAGCGCGAGCGGCGAGGCCTCGCGCCCCGACCAGCTCGGCCACTTGTCTGTTTCGTCGCCGAGCACGACACGAACCGGGACCGACGCGAGGTCTGCCGGTGACTGGGCCGCGCGGAAATACACAATCGATCGGCGGAACACGATCTCGCGCTGGCTGACGTCGTGAGCTCGAGGAGTCAGCTCGGCGCGCAGCGCGGTCGACGCGTCAATCATCGGGACGATGCGGCGGGCCTGCGCGACCTTGGCGTCGTCGGCGCGCGGCAGCACCATCATGATCGGGGCGGGCTGCTGGCTGACGAAGTACCCGATGACGTTGTTGGCCGCCTCGGTCTTGCCGACCTGCGTCGAGGCCATGATCGTGACGCGCCTGACCCACTTGGTGCTGGCCGAGTCCATCCACTCGCGCGCATACGGGGCCCGGTCCGTGCGCCAGCGCCCGGGCTCGGCCGCGACCTTGTTGTCGAGCACCCGGTGTTCGTCGGCCCACTCGCTGACTGACAGGCGCTCCGGTTGCCGAAAGCCGTCCAGGATCCTGGGGTCAAGCAGCAGGTTCGTCATGGCGCGGTCCCTCCATTGGTGGTTCGAGGCCGCGACGGAACGTGGCCAGCACGTCGTCGACTTCGGCCTGTAGCATTTCCTCGGCCTCGTCGACCGTGCGACACGCAATCAGCAGCGGGGCCATCTTGGTGACGAGCGAGTTGAGTCGGTGCGTGACCGTCAGCGCAGCCTTCGATGCAAACTCGATCACGTCCTCGCGGCGCACGAGCTGGCGCATTCGCTCGGCGAACTCGATCTTGGCCAACTGGGCGAGCCACTTCTTGCGCTCGGTCGTCCAGTGGTCGTTCTCGGCGTCGCTGTCTTGAGAGCGCGCCGCGGCCCGCTCCTCCGACGAGACCTTGCCGTTGGCCAGTCGCCACGACTGATACTCGCGCAGCCAGCGCGCGATCGCGGCCTCGCTCTGGCCCTTTGGCCGCGGCGCGCCGGCAAGCCGGTGTTTGAGCCACGTGTTGGCCGAGATTCCGGACCGAGCGGCGATCTGGGCGTGTGACAGCGCGTCGACGCGCTTTGTCACGACCCACAACCCCACAAACACCGGGCAATAAACCCGGATAGGGGTCGACTCGCCACC